TCGGTGATACCTGTTGACCTAACGATAAACGAAACCCACAACCGCAACCAGTCTATTACTCGTCGAGCTATTGAAGCTGGTGGCACTATTACTGATAACGTGATTATCTTGCCTGATTCAGTATCAATGAGCTGTATTATTAAAAGCGATTTGCTAGGTGATAGCTTTACCGAAAAGCTGGCAAAGATTGACCAGATACGATTAGCGCGTGAGCCTTTTGATATTGTTACTTCGCTGGGGACTTATGAAAGTATGTTCTTCGATGGGGCTATAAGCATAAACCGTAATGTTTCAAATAATACGGTTCTGGCTTTCACCACAACGCTATCCCATATTGATATTATAGAAACGATCAGCGAGAGCGTACCAAAAGCTGATAGCGGCAAAACTGAGTCGAGCCAGAGAAAGAACGCACCATCTGAAGACTTGGGAAAACAACAGCAGCAACCAGAAGAGGCCGCAGTGCAGAAAGAGTCGGCTCTATTCCGTATCGTTTCGAGCATATCATCATGAGCGTTATACCATTACAAGAAGTGGCTGAATATACAATGCGGATTGATCTTGATAATCTGCCCACTGTTGTTCGTGTTTACTGGAATGAGTTTAGCGAATCTTTAAAGTCTGAAATGTCCACAGATGGTTTTTGGGCAATGGACTTATCGAATGAGCTGTTCACCATAAAGGGTATTAAGCTCGTTACCGGCACTGAACTAATGTGGCCGTATTCTTATGCCAATTTCGGCGGGTTCTATTTGTATGATATGGAACTAAACGCTGACGATCCAGACTTTAAAGGCATTGGAACTCGCTGGCAGTTGAATTATATCCCTATAGCAGAGCTTTATAATTTTAGAGTGAGCCTATTCCTTGAGACTATTTAAGCCAGATTGTTACGCAATAATAACCACCGAATCTGTTAGGTTTGATTTGTCTCCAGTCAGTGAGAAAACAGACCGGCGGCTTGACCTATCGTTTAATGTTTTCGCTACCAGTGGTAGTGAGCCAAACGATGGCGAGTGCGTAATATACAACCTAACCGAAACCACTCGAAACCGAATAACGGAAGGCTCTAAAATAGAGTTGTACGCTGGGTATGATGGAAGCTATAAGCTGATATCAATCGGGGATATTGAAACCGTAAACAACAGAAAGCCATTAACCGATTGGGCAACTACGATTACTTGGGGCGATGGTGTTCGCGCTTATGTCGAGGTCAACTTCTCTAAGTCGTACAAAGAAGGGGTTAAATTGCGCGGCGTTCTAGATGATCTAACCTCCTCCTTTGGGCTTGCCGTTGATACCATATCGCACGAATTAACCGGCCTTTTAAATGGCGGGTTATCAGTTAACGGTAAAACAAAAGATATATTAAACAAGGTGACAAAGGATTACGGGCTCGAGTGGTCTATACAAGATGACGAAGTTAGGCTTAGGCGCCAAGGTGATCCGATTGACGATGAAGCCATTGTGATATCTCAAGAAACCGGCCTTTTGGAATTTCCACAAATCACAGATAAGGGTGTTGATTTTGTTTGTCAGCTAAACCCAGACATAAGACCTAGAAAAATAGTCAATATAAAAAGTACTGGCCTTGGCGTCGATAGCGTTTTAGAGGACAAAGTTAACGGATTTCAGATTGTCGAGAATATTAGATTTTCTGGTGATAACTTTGGCGGCGCGTTCCAATCTAAAGTGAGGTGCAAACAGTATAATGAGGGATGACGAACTAACTAATGCTGAAGCATTTGCTATTCAGTTTGATGCACAATCCAAGCTGCTTCGTACCAATATGCCTGCACAGGTTGTAGGGGTTAATTCAGCTCGTAACACTGTTGATGTTCAGCCGGTTTTAAAAGGCGTGAGAAGCAATGGCCAAGAGTATTTATTACCAGTAATTAACGATGTTCAGATTCAGTATTATGGCGCAGGCAACTTCTGGGTTACGTTCGCGCCGGTTGCCGGTGATTATTGCGTCCTATCTGTTTCGGATAGAAGTATCGAGGCTTGGAAAAAGTCAGGCGGCACTATTGACCCCATTTTAAGCCGCCACCATGATATGACAGATGCCTTTGCCTATTTTGGCATTAACCCATTCCCGAGCGTGATACCGGCTATACAAGCCGAAACAATGCACATAAGAACCAAGGACGGATCAACGGGTATCAAAGTTAAGGCGGATAGCATAATATATGACGTTAATAATGTTGAGGTTGCCGTGATGGAATCATCGGTTGTTACGTTCAATGTTCCGATTATAGCGCCAGAGGCAACAATCGGCGGCGTGACACAAACTGATCACACGCACAGCCAAGGTTTAGATTCAGATGGCAATTCTCAAGTCGATGTAGGAGTTCCACACAATTGAGTACTGACTTAAGTTTTACCGGAGATGACTTTGATATATCGTTTTTAAATAATGATATTGTCTTCGCTGCTGACGCTCCAGAGGTTTCTCAAAACAGCCAGATTAGATTGCAGATGATAGCCGGTGAACAGTTTGACGACACTCGTGTTGGAATGCCTTGGCTGACCGATATGGTTAGCTCTCAAGTTGATCTACCGACAAAAGAGCAGATTATCAGGAGAACGATATTATCAACGCCTAACGCTTTGAGCTTGGATAGCCTGAATGTTTCTGTTGATACTCTTAACGGAACGGCAACGGCTGAATTTACCGGCACAACACAGACGCAGGAATTCTTTGGAGGCTCAATCTAGATGGCCAACACGATAGACAGCACAGGATTTAATCGAACACGTTACCAAGATTTGCGTATAGAAAAAGCGCAAGAATACCGCGACGGGTTTAGTAATCAAGAATTAAAAACAGACGTTCAATCGGGTGTCGGCCAAGAGATATCAATATCGACTTTTGCCGAAGATGATTTGGCGTCACGCTTCGAGACTCTATTATCTGTTTTCGATCCAGCGGCAGCACAAGGCATTCACCAAGATCGTTTAGCGATAGTGATGAATAAGCGCCGACAAGATGCCACTCCATCAACGGTTACTATGACATTAACCGCTGACGGTTCCGGCTCCACTATTCCGATAGGCAGCCAGATTGCTAACGTTGGCGGTGATGTTGTATTCAGTACCACAGCAGAGCTTGTGCTTGCGCCTAGCGCGTCTGGGACTGTCGAGGCTGAATCTACTACCGATGGAGCTATCGAGGCAGTAGCGGCCAGTTTAACGGTAATTAAAACGCCTGTATTTGGATGGATAACGGCAACTAATGCATTAGATGCAAGTCTTGGTCGAGAGCGTGAGTCAGATGGGGAGCTTCGTGTAAGAATGTTAGCCTCAAGCTCTGCTAGTTCTCCAACGGCTATCGGGCTTAATACTGCCGTATCCAATGTCGATGGCGTAACGGCCTTGACCATTATAGAGAATAATACCAGTTCGGTTGATGCGGTTGGTGTTCCTGCTAAGTCTATTTTCCCCATCGTTGAAGGTGGCGCAGATGACGACATTGCAAGAGCGTTAATTATTGGCGGCGTTGCGGCTGGGATTGGATACACCGATGTTGGCGATATCCCCACAGCTACCTTTGCCAGTGCGACCTATACCGATCCAATCACGAGTCAGGTTTATACGGCAACATGGGCTCGACCTAACGACATTCAAATATATGTCGAGGTTAATATCAACAAGCTTGGCACTTATCCTTCAGATGGCGATACCAGAGTAAAAGATAATATCGCTGCATGGGTTCTTGAAAACATGGAATTTGGCGAAGACCTTTACGCCTCCATGCTATATAACCCAGTCCAAGATGTTGAGGGCGCTATCGTCACCAGTATTTTTGTTGGTTTAGCCCCATCCCCTGTAGGCTCAGTTGTTGCTATTGATGTATTTGAAAGAGCGTCCGTAGTCATCGCAGATGTGGATATTCCATAATGGGTACTTTCTACCGCGACCAAGAGTTATTAGCTAATCAGTTTTGTGATAGCGCAGAGTTTAAAGTCTGGCTGTATGAAAAAATGCGGTCGTATGACAATGCCGGTGATTGGGCGCAATACCTTCAGGATAATTTAGATATTTATACGGCGGAAGGAAGCTGGCTTGATTTGCTAGGCGTTATAATCGGTCAAGGTCGTACCGTTCCCGATGCTGTACCTTTTGAGTACTTCGGCTTTGTCGATACTCCAGCGGGGGTGGGGTTTAGTCTAGCCCGTTTCTGGGATGGCAACGAGCCTATTGCTGGCTCAAGTATTTTAGCTGATCCAGAATACAGATTGGTTCTACTAGGAAGGATAGCACACAACTTCGCCAGCGTTACGTTTACGGGAATGTCTGAATCGTTATCGATTATTTTTGAGACAACCGATATAACAATCACGCCAGTGGGAACAGCTCACGTTGATATTTTCGTGAACAAAACGTTAACGCTGACAGAAATAATTATATTTGATACGCTTGCACTTTTGCCCATTGCGGCTGGTGTTAGTTACACATTGACTTCGGCATAGGTATTTGAAATGGCGGCTTTAGATTTTACAAGAGTATTTGCAGAGAGTGGGGCAAAGGAAACGCTCACCGATATTATCTATGATGGCGGTTGGGATAGTATTGTTGGCGTAACCCCGCCGACAAAGGATCAGTTCAATTCCATATCAAACGAGCAAGATAAAAAACTCACTTACTTAAACGGCACTAGAGTTAGTCGGGCAACGGGTGAAACTGCTGCGGTAGGTGACATTGTTGAGCCTGATAATTCGGCTGCTATACTAACAATTAATTTGCCGACTGCTGATTTATTCGTCGGTGCTATTGTTTATTTTGAGCAAGTAACGGATCAACTTTATTCTACCTATGGGCTTACCCTTGGCAGAAACGGCAACAATATTGAAGGCATTGCAGATGACTTTGTAATGGATTCAAGGGGTGCGGATAATACTAAAATTGCCGCAACATGGGTGGCCGGTACTATTGGTTGGAAAATTAGCGTAGTTGGTGTAGTAGGAACAACAATATGACAAATTTTGATGAAAGATTCGGTGGTGGCGGTGGACTTGTGCCTCCAACAGTTTTGACCCCTCGCGTGTCTCGCGCAATAAGAGGAACAGGAACGGACCCTGCACAAACAGGTGCCGAACTATTGACAGGCACAGTTCTGTCAGCAGCTATAGCGACTGACACGCTAACAGAAGTGTTGAACATTGTTGGACCCGGTAGAATTCACATGTTGTTCACGTTCACTGATCAGAACAGCTCCGGTAATACGGCAATGAACCATCGGCAACGTGTACTCATTGACGGCGTAGAAGTTACAAATATAAACACTGTGTCAACGCGTAATAAAGCCGTGAATCTAGTCGGTACATACTCAGCTGATGACGTAAGTGCGTCCGGAGCGGTACAGAATGTGGATAGAGCGTTAGGGGTATTCAATACATCGCTAGTTGTCGAGATAGCAACGAGTGATACCGGCATTGTTCTACACTACGACATTAGCACATAAGGAAAGTACCATGAAAACTTACAAGAAAAGAATAAGCGTCAATCCTGATGAGTATGCTGATATTGATATTGCTGATATAGAGTTTCAAAACTATATAGAAACGTCAAAAAATGGATCAATAGTGCGGCGTGAGTATTGGCAGCAAGGCGCTCCAGTTGTAGCGCCACCAACGCACAACCCTCGCGTATCCTCTGGTCAAATCATAGCGTTGCTGAAAGATCCATCTTCACCAAACAAAGGCTCTTACGCAAAGATTTATCGTGCGGCTTACCCACAAGGTAACAAGGCAGAGGACGATATTCCGTTGGAGTTTCTTGAACAAGCTAGAATGCCCTACAGCGATGACGGTTTGATTGATGTTGCTGATATTGAGCCAGCGCTAGATTATTTCATCTCGCAGAACTATATGGGTCAATCTGATAAAGACGGAGTCATGCAAGGTTGGCCAGTATGAAAATTGTCATAATTTTACTGCTGTCGCTATCTGTGCTGGGCTGTGCTGAGTTTGCGGCCTTGAAGAATGCGGTAGGTTCTTATGGCAGCGAAGCAGCTGATGAGACTGTAGGCGTTGCGGTGTGGCAATTATGCAATGCAAGTTCAGTTGGTGCTATGAAGCGACGATTCAAAACGGCAGAAGAAATAGCAGCGCTCAAGGTGGTTTGCGGTGAAATATAGAAACGGTTATAAATATCAACTTGCCGAAACCATGACGCTCCAGACTGATATTAAGGGCTTCACTGTTGATTCTGACGCAGGCCGAATATCGCTTAACTCTTTGGGCGTTTTAACGATCCAAGAAGGTTACGCGAGCGATGGGGCTAGTGGCCCAACTATTGACAGAAAAGAAAACCTACGCGCAGGCTTTGGCCATGATGCACTCTATCAATTGATGCGAGAGAATAAGCTACCTTTCGATTTGTGGTCGCAAGCCGATCAGAATTATGGCAAGTGGTTAGCTATAGGTGGCGCTTGGCCGATAACTGTTAGAATAAACGTGTACGGCTTGGGGCTAATGAAAGGCAAATATGCGCAGCCACAAAACCGCAAAAAAGTTTATACAGTCTAATCCCCGATAAATACAAAGAGTGACCTATGGATAACAAGTCTATATACGAACAGCATCTACAGACTTTCATAGGCCTTGGTATTATGGGCTTGGTAACTTGGGTTGCTGTTGAGTTCAATGAAGTGTCAGTAATGACAGCGAGAATGGACGAGCGCACTCAGCAGTCTGGCGAGGTAGCCATGCAATTAAAAGAAACGCTCGACATTTACCATGAGACTATGGTTACAAAAACAGATATGAGAAGCGCTGCCGCAGCCTATATCGCGCAAGCTACAATCTCGCATGAACTCATGGACGAAAAAATTAGGGCGTTATCGCAGCGCGTTAACCAAGTGGAAAGCAGGGTATTCAATTAACCGATATAAGGATATTAGATAATGATTGGTACAGAGAACTTTACTTTGCGCGGCGATCCAAAAATTGCCTGTACTTGCGGCCATGTCGATTGCGATCAAAGAACGGTTAATCAGGCAACACTTGTTAGACTTCAAGTCGTTCGAGACATTGTTAATCACGGCTTAGTCGTCACAAGCGGTGGCCGGTGTCCTAACCATCCAAATGAAATTAACAGAGAAACACCCGCCGATCATCAAAAAGGCAAGGGTGTCGATGTTTCAGCTAATGGATCAAATCGTGGTAATATAGTAAAGGCAGGAATAACAGCAGGGTTTAACGCTATCGGTGTTGCCAAGACGTTTGTCCATCTTGGTTATCGTGCAGAATTACCCAAAACACACACCACTATTTGGGTTTACTGACGATGGACGATTCGGCAATAGTTAAATGGATAGCTG